CGAAGGCAAGCGCCGCGACCAACTGATTATCAACTCGACGGGCCGGTCCTCGCTGAAGATCCTGGCCTCGGGCATGTTCTCCGGCATGACCAGCCCCTCGCGGCCGTGGTTCAAGCTGGCAACGCCCGATGCGGCGCTGATGGAGTTTGGCCCGGTCAAGTCCTGGTTGCATCAGGCTGAGAAAGTGCTGCAGGACGTNTTCGCACGCTCCAACCTGTACAACGTGTTGCCCACGCTCTACGCCGAGCAGGGCGCATTCGGCACCGGCGCCATNGCCTGCATGCCNGATGANGANGAGTTCGTGCGGTTCTACAACTTCACGGCNGGCAGCTACATGGCCGCCACGAGCGCCAGGCAGCANGTNGACACGCTCTACCGNGANTTCCGCATGACGGCGCGGCAGATGGCNCAGCAGTTCGGCAAGGACGCGCTGAGCACCACTGTGCGCACGATGCTGGACAATAACCCGGATGCCTGGGTGGATGTCTGTCATGCGGTCGAGCCTAACGACGAGCGCGACCCTGGCCGGCCAGACAACCGCAACATGCCGATCCGCTCGGTGTATTGGGAGAAGGGCGGCGACGCCGACAAGGTGCTGCGCCAGTCCGGCTTCCAGAACTCGCCGATCATGGTCCCGCGCTGGGATGTGAACGGCGAGAACGTCTATGGTGCCGGCCCTGGCTCCGTCGCGCTGGGTGATACCAAAGCCCTGCAGTTGATGGAGAAGCGCAAGGCGCAGATGCTGGAGAAGCTGGTGAACCCGCCTATGGGTGCGCCGGCCTCGCTGCGTGGTCAGCGTGCATCGATCCTGCCGGGCGACATCACCTACCTGGACACCACCAACATCGGCCAGCAGTTCGCGCCACTGCACGAGATCAACCCGTCTGCCTACTCAGCACTTCGGGCAGAGATCGAGGCGCACGAGCAGCGCATCGAGTCCGCGTTCTTCGTCGACCTGTTCCTGATGATCAGTTCGATGGACGACGTGCGTACCGCGACCGAGATCGCCGCACGCAAGGAAGAGAAGATGCTCATGCTCGGCCCGGTGCTCGAGCGCATGAACGATGAGTTGCTGGATCCGCTGATTGATCGCGTGTTCGGCATGTTGCTCGAACAGTCGGCGCCGCGCTGGTCTGGCCTGTTGCCGGGCAATCCGATGCTGCCGCCACCTCCGCAAGAGCTGGCCGGCATGGACCTCAACGTTGAGTACGTGTCGATCCTGGCTCAGGCTCAGAAGGCCCTGGGCGTTGCAGGCATCGAGCGCGCCGTCAGCTTCGCGGGCAACCTCGCCGGAATCCAGCCTGACATCGTCGACAAGATCGACTTCGACCAGGCCGTCGACGAATACACCGCGATGCTTGGCGTGCCGCCGACCATGATCCGCTCGGATGAGGACGTTGCCGCGCTACGCCAGCAGCGCGCAGAAGCCCAGCAGCAACAGCAGGCGATGGAGCAGATGAGCGCCGGCATCCAAGGCGCCAAGCTCCTGTCCGAAACCAACGTCACCGACCCTAGCGCACTGACCGCACTGGTAGGCCAATGACTAACGCAAGCGATGAGCGCGCCCTGAAAGATGCGGCGCGAGAGGAGCGGCTTGCCCGCGAAACAACTGCGGCCGACTTCAAATGGCTGATGGACGACCCGCGCGGGCGCCGCTTCGTGTGGCGTCTGATGGGCCGCTGCAAGGTGTTCGAGCCCGTCTTCAACACACATGGCGGGGTGATGAACTTCAACGAAGGCCGGAGAGATACCGGCCTTTTTCTTTTGGGCGAGATCGACCGGCTGTGTCCCGCGCAGTTCGCGGTGATGGCAGCAGANAACGCCCGCAAACCCGAGGAAACGGAAACCAATGACTGACTCGACTACAGCCAGCGCCCCGGAAACAACCACCAGCGCAGCGACAGACGTTCAGTCCGGAGCCCCAGTCGAAGCCCCTCAGCAAGCACCGGTCACGCCGGAGCCTGCCGCAGAGGCCAAGCCAGGGGACACCGGCCAGCCGCCGCAGCCTGAGTACACCGACTTCTCCCTTGCCGAAGGCATGGAGCTCGATGCCGAAGTGTTCGACAGCTTCAAGGGTATCGCCAAAGAGCTTGGCATCCCCCAGGAAGCCGCACAGAAGCTGATCGATCTCCAAGGCCAGCTCGAGGCGAAGCGCGCAGTGGCGCAGCAGCAGCAACTGGCCGAACAGGCGCAGCAATGGGCCGACGCCGTCAAGGCGGACAAGGAGATCGGCGGCGAGAACTACGACAAGAGCGTGGCAACCGCCGTGAAGGCCATCGAGCAATTCGGCAGCCCCGAACTGCGCAACCTGCTGAGCGAGACCGGAATCGGTAACCACCCCGAACTGGTCAAGTTCTGTCATCGCATTGGCAAGGCACTGAGCGAGGACAACCTCGTGATGGGCGGCAATCAGAAGCCATCCGCACGTACCGCTGACGTGTTGTTTGGCGACATCAAACTGAGTTGAGGACTGACACATGGCAACCCTGAGCACTACCAACCCCACGCTGGCGGATCTCGCCAAGCGCAAAGACCCTGACGGCAAGATTGCCAAGATCATCGAGCTGCTGAACGGCACCAACGAGATCCTGGACGACATGCCCTGGATGGAGGCCAACGATGGCACCGGTCACAAGACCACCATCCGCTCCGGCCTGCCGCAGGGAACCTGGCGAAAGCTGAACTACGGCGTGCAGCCCGAGAAGTCGACCACTGTGCAGGTGCGTGATGGCACCGGCATGCTGGAAAGCTACGCCGAGGTTGACCGCAAGCTGGTCGAGCTGGCCAAGGACAAGTCCGGTTTCATGCTGTCCGAGCACAAGGCCTTCCTCGAAGGCATGAACCAGAATATGGCCACCCAGCTGATCTACGGCGACGCCTCGCTGAACCCGGAGCGCATCACCGGCCTCGCGCCGCGCTTCAACAGCAAGAGCGCTGAGAACGGCCAGAACATCATCGACGCGGGCGGTACCGGCTCCAACAACACGTCGATCTGGCTGTGCTGCTGGGACGAGACCACTATCCACGGCATCTATCCGGAAGGCACTGTTGGCGGCCTGAAGGTCGGCCCGAACAAGGAAGAAACTCTGATCGACGCCGCTGGCGGCCGCTACGAAGGCTTCCGCACCCACTACGAGTGGAACGCCGGACTTACCCTGCGCGACTGGCGCTACGTGGTGCGCATCGCCAACGTCGACGTCACTGCGCTGACCAAGAACGCCTCGGCCGGTGCTGACCTGATCGACCTGATGGTCCAGGCCATCGAACTGCTGCCGAACGCCCGCGTCGGCCGCCCGGTGTTCTACGGCAACCGCACNGTGCGCAGCTTCCTGCGTCGNCAGATCGCNAACAAGTCCAACGTCTGGCTGAACATGGAAGAGGTCGCAGGCCGCAAGGTTATGACCTTCGACAGCGTTCCGGTCAAGCGCGTTGACGCCATCCTCAACACCGAGGCGCGCGTGGTTTAAGCCGCGCAGCCTCTGACATAGGAGAGTTTCACATGGCGATCATCGATCGTTTTCTTCAGGTCTCTGCTGCCCAGGCCGTGACCGCTTCCGCCGCGTCCACCGACGTGATCGACGCGGGCTCCACCAAGAACGCCGCCATCGGCCGCGACATCGGCGCCGGCACTCCGCTGTTCATGGAAGTTGACGTGTTGACCACTGCAACCGCAGCCGGCGCAGCTACCGTCACCTTCTCGGTGCAGGACTCGGCCGACAACAGCTCCTTTGCTGATGTCGTGGCTACCAAGGCCGTGCCGCTGGCAGAACTGACCGCTGGCAAGCAGTTCTTCCTGCCGCTGCCTCCGGGCATGCGTCGCTACGTGCGCGCCTACTTCACCGTAGGCACCGGCCCGTTGACCGCTGGCTCGTTCAGCGCGCAGATCGTCGACGGTGCCAACTTCCAGCGCGCCTATCCGGACCTGCTGTAAGGAGGTAGCCCATGCGCGTTAAAGCCACGGCGCCCGGGTTCTATGGCTGCCTGCGCGATGTCAACGAGGAGTTCGACATCAGCGGCGAGCAAGACCTGGGCAACTGGATGGTGAAGGTGGGCGACAAGCCAAAGCCTGAAGCCAAGGCAAAGCCCGGCCCCAAGCCGGCCGCCAAGCCTGAAGAAAAGCCGGAAGAGAACCTTCCGGACGCGTAACACCAAGGGGCCTTCGGGCCCCTACTCATTTCCGGAGATCGCATGGCCAGTGTCGTCCAAATCTGCAACATGGCGCTCACCCGTATCGGGCAGAACCAGTTCATCGACTCGATAGACGAGCAGAGCAAGGCGGCCGAGTTGTGCGCGCTCCACTATGAGCAGTGCCGCGATCAGGTACTGCAAGATTTCCCCTGGCCGTTTGCCGAGGCGCGTGTCTCCCTGGCTGACATTGGCTCTCCGCCGCAGAACTGGGCCTATCGGTATCGCTACCCGACCGACTGCTTGCAGATCCGGCACATCACCACGCCGGGCATGCGACAGCCGCGGGTCGAGCAGCGCGTTCAGTTCAAGGTCATCAACGCCACTGGCGGGCGCGCGATTGTCACCGACCAGGAGCAGGCAGAGCTGGTTTACACGCTGAAGGTCGAGGACACCACGTACTTTTCGCCGCTGTTCACCAGTGCGCTGGCGTGGCGCCTCGCTGCCGAGCTGGCCATGGGGCTGCAGGCGCGCCCTGAGAACTACAGCGCAGCCATTCAGAACTACCTCATCACCATCGATCAGGCCCGAGCCCTTGCGTTTGAAGAAAGCGAGGAGGGGCCGTTTCCTGAATCCGAGTTCATACAGGCGCGCAACTAATGGGAACATCCACCATTCAGCCGTCGTTCGCGGCCGGTGAACTGGCGCCCTCGCTGTACGCGCGCGTCGACCTCGCCCGTTACCAGACTGGCCTGCGTCTGTGCTCAAACTTCTTCGTCATGCCCTATGGCGGCGTAAAGAATCGCCCCGGCACCGTGTTCATCAACGAGACCAAGGGCAGCGGCGTGGCTCGCCTGATCCCGTTTCAGTTCAACGATGAGCAAACCTACGTCCTTGAGTTCGGCAATTTTTACANGCGCGTCTACA